TCTTCTGCGTAAGGAGATACAAAAGAATAACCTGTTTGCGGTAGTTCTGTTGTTTTAGCTTCTATTTCTTCCGTGCTTGGCTTAAAAGCACCGCCTAAAAAATCTCCAAATTGTTCAAATATATTAGACATTATCTCATTCTCTTCATGTAATCTTCAGCAGCTTTTTGCATAGCGTACATTTGTTTCGCCCCTTCCATTCTTTGTGCAAATGGATCACCCGCTGGTGCTCCAGCTAACGCTCCTATACCTCTAACGGCTCTTGCATTGGTTACAAATTCACCATCGCTTAACATAGCTGGAATTTTATCGTCACGCTCACCGCCAGGGCCTGTAATTAAATCGTCTAAATCTGGGAAGTATTGTCCGTCCATTGTCATGCCGCCTTCAGCCATACCTAAATTCATTCTAGGTCTGTTCCTAATTGCCTCAATGACCTCTAACGGTATTTCGTTTATTGGTTGTTGAGGAGCTTGAGGAGCTTGAATAGGTCTCGCTTGAGCAGGCGGACTAACAGAACCCAAATCTTTTGCTAATGGACCTATGCCTTGAGTTCTCGCGGGCATGGGTGCGTTAGCGTATTCAATGCCAGCTAATCTTTGCGGCGTTAAATTAAAATCAACGGCACTAGCCGATGGGCCTAACAAAGGATTAAACGGTATAGGCTGTCCAGTTTGTGGATCTATCGGTCTGTCTAAATTATATTGTTTTGTGACTTCAGAGTAGTACGGTCTATATACAGCTTTTAAAGCTGAATCTGTTGGAATGTAAACAGCAGAACCTGGTGTTGTTTCTTGGCCAGCATATAATTTCGCAGCAGCTATTTGTCGTGATACTTCTTCATCATCTAAACCAGCATCAACTAATAAGTCTCTTAAATTTTCTAACTCTGTAGAGAGAACATCTCCCCCCTCATTCATTCTTCTTATTTCAGGTAAGTTTGGCTGAACTAAAGGTCCTATACCTCCTCTTGCTACCATCGTTCTTGCTCCTACATCATCTTTCATTAAAGGATTTTCAAAATCAGAAGGACCCTCTTGTCTTGTTGACACTATGTCCATAACATCTTCAGGCGTGCTCAAAGATCCCATTCTGTCCATGCTTTCTTTTACTTTAAACGGATCGTCTGGATCATCGAAAGATTCTCCTTTCATTAACTTCTCAATGAAAAAGTCAGAGTCTCCTTCTTTTATAGAGTCTTCTATGCTTTTTTTAAGCATGCTCTCTATACCGTCTTCTGTCTCTTGGTTTCTACGAAATAGTTCCATGGCTTCGTCAGGATCTAAACCCATGTCACCTATAGGATTCATAGTTATACCGCCAGCTTGCAGCATGGCTATGCCACCAGCGGCAAAACTCTCTGGGTCGTATCCCATTTTTTGAACGACGCTAGGCTTTTCTTTTGCTAAAGCCATGAGTCCCTTTTGATTGTCTTGTATATCTTTCACAGCAAAATTATACCATTAGAGTTATAACTAAACAGTATGCCATTTTTTACCTTCGAATAGTAGTGCTTCAGAATCTCTTCTGCGCACTAATCCTTTCAAAACTTTGCCGTTTGCTTTGTTCCAACGTTTCATTTGTTCTGGCACGTCATCGTATGACCCCTTGTTTAAAACCTTTCTTAGCGTAGATGTCTTTAAATTAGTAGGCCCTAAGTTGTACGTCCAAGCTACCAAAGCATCAAACTGATGTTGATCTAGCTTAACATCTATCAAATCTTCAACGTATTCTTCGAACTCTTCTAAGTCTTTCATCAACAGTTCTTCTGCTTGATGTTGCGTTATCTTCATGCCTTCGACTACGTTTTTAGTGGTGCCGTAGCCTATGGTTAACACGTCAGCAGAGCAGCGATAACTTTCTAACTCGCACCCCTCAAAGTGTTTTATTAGATCTATACCTTCTTGTGATATTTTCATTTTGCCTCCTTAGTCGTAACTTTTCTGTAGTACACAACAACCTCTTTGAGCTCGTTAATGTAACGTTTGAGTTCTTGCATGTTGTAGGACATGAGCTCGTAGTCTGGTATGGACATGGCGACAAAAACAATTCTGCCTTCTTCTTTCTTCAACCTATCTAAAAACTCATCGATGTTCTTTTCAGATACCACATACCAATACGGTTCTTTTAAGTCTATGCCTCTAGGCAACATAGGCTGCGCTATCTGCCTATCTAACGGTTTAGATATGACGTCTACTTGTTTAGGAATCAGGCTGCAACTGTAGACCGTCATCAAGACGATCAATGCTACGGCTGTCTGCTTCAATACTGTCGAATACATCTTTGGTGCCATTATTTACTCTGGTTTCTATAAGTCCTGGTTTAGCTGCGGCGAGTTTACTTAGATTGTGTCGTTTGAAGATATCTAGGTATCTAGACATCTGTGCTTCTATCTCTTGGTTGCGCGACTGTATGGCTAGTAGCCCTTCGGTCTGCACTTTAAAATCGTTTTGCAAAGATTCTATCGCAGCTTTTTGTTCTTGATCTCTTAGTTCAAAGGCTTGATTAAGAGATGCGAGCTGTGAGTTTTGTGACCATAAAAAATACAAGGCTATGCTCAATACCGCAACAACGCCTAATAATATTTTACTCATTAAGAATAACTTGTTCGTTTTCTTCTGTTAGACATGACAGCTCCGCAACCTCTGTTTAACTTAGTTACTATGCCGCCTTCACTTTTTTTGACAATAGTTTTGACGTTAGTGGGTTTGCCCCCTGGATTGCCTGCTGCTCTTTTTCTAGCTACCGCAGATCTTATTTGGCTTTTACTCATAGACTTTGCTTTTGATCTCGGTACGCACTTAGGATATTTTCTTTTGCTTTTAGATGCAGATTTACGTCCACAAGCTTGAAACTTACCCTTCTTTTTTGGCGCACCGATATCAACCCAATCTCCTTTGGGACCTTTGCCAAACCATTCTGTTAATCCGCCTTTAGGCTTTGCCATGTTTTTTCCTAATTGCTTGTTTACCAGCTTTAGCTATTTTAGCTTGTTCTTTCTTTCCTGCAACTTTTGCTCGTTGTTCCATGACAGTGAGTATTTGTATCTTTCTAGCAAAAGGTTTTCTAATTTTCTTAACTTTAGCTACAGTTGCCCTAGCGTCAGCCGGTGTGGCGTACTTTATGCGTACGGTATCTTTAGGGTTTTCGTCTGTATAAAGACGTCTACCGCTACCTTTTGGCTTCTTGCCAGTGCCTTTTTTAGGATCTTTTCTTTTTCTATTCGTCAATGTGATAATTTAATGTTAGTTCTTCACCCTCTAATATATCCCTTAACGTTACCAGATTATATATTCTGTAGTCATCCCAATCTAACCTTTCTTCTAATTCACAGTTGGGATCGTCAGAGTGATTTACAAAACCACCAAGAGGAGTTCTTATATAGCCATTTAAGATAGGCACTTTTATATGTGTCATGCCTAGGTCGTAGTCTTCTTCTATGTATTCTTTAGCGAATACGCCAGAGCCTTCAATATCGCTTTCGCCTATTTGTAAAAAATCAGGCAAAGGTTTGTAATAAAACTTATTAAACTGACTCATGTTATTGAGTTATGTAGAGTTTTATTTGTATCCGCCGCCGCGTTTTTTGTACGTTCTAACGAGCCAAGCATTTGCATAAGCACTAGGGTAAACCTTAAACTTTTTCTTAGCTTCTGATTTTACTCTTGCGTATAAGGACGGGTTAGTTGGCGTTGCACCTTTTTTCTTTTTAGTTGCGCTGCCGCCTTTCTTTAATTTAAGAGCAGATAGACTTTTAGCTTGTTTTGCATGAGTTCTGCTTGCTTTTCTCAAACCTTTAACTACTTTTCTTACAGTTTTTTTTGCATTTTTTTTAACTGCCATTTAACACTTCCATCGTTTTCTTGCTTGTCTCAACCTAGAATTAGGATTTTTTGCTGCTTTAGGGAACTTCTTCATTTGTCCAGCAGATCTAGCGCAAAAAGATTTACGTCTTTTCGCTGCCTTACTACCTTTCTTGACTTTCCCCGTCACAGCGGTTTTTAGCTTACTACCAGGATTCAACTTACGATAAGCTTTAACACCAGCCTTAGTCATGCCAGCTCCCGACTTAGTTGCCCGGAAGTTCTTTTTATTCCTAGGCGGCATCTTACCTTTTTTTCTAGTAGTTTTAGCCATTTGTGATCTTGTTATCGCCATAATATTATTACACAAAAACTGAAGTTGTAGTCTTGTTTGAAGTTACAGTAACAGAACCTACAGATCCGACAGCTTCTCTAACTCTTGATCCTATACTGCCATCAATTTCTAAAGTCATAGTTATATCGTGCCAAGCTGTACCGTTCCATATTTGTAGTTTGTTTATGGTGGTGTTGAAAATAATACTACCAGCGTTAAATATTGTTTTATTTCTTCTCTCAGTAGAAAACTGATCAGTATTACTTGGATCAAACTCGCCTAAATTAAGTTCTAATATTCTGGTTAATCTATTAAAAGAATCAGATGTTACTTGTGGTTCCGACGATACAGGCAGTCTTGTCTGTAATAGTTTAGCCATTACTGACGTCCATCTAATCTAATATCATAACGAGTAGATCCTAATCGCCAGCCAACACCGATGTTACCGCTATTTCCATCATTAGATGCTAAACGTAAAACAAACTGTCTGCCTCTAGCTCTTATGTGATTTTGTTTTGTAGATGGAGTTACATTAGCTGTGGAGGCAGTTGTTAAACTATCTCCAGGAAAGTTTCTAACCTTAGTTATTAAATTAACATTGGAACTAGAATCGTCATCTAAAAATTTTATATCTGGAATAACTCTTCGCAAGAAAGCAAATTTATCTCCATCAGTTAAATCCATGTCAGCAGACTCTATAAACACATTAGTCATTTCAGATCCGTCATCATCAAAACCTATTTCGTGCTGATAAACATACCCACCGCCTGCTGCTTGCGGATAGTTTTCTATGTTTGAATCTAACCAAGCAGTTCTTGATAGTTGTCCGTAGTACCAAACTTGTTCTGCGTAATTATAAATGACGTATCTATCAACCTCAGTGGCACTAGCGGATGGATAAAACCATCCTACTTCAGAGTGTTCGTTATTAGTAAAAGCATGTATTTTAAAAGCTTGATCACTATTTAAATCACTGAATACATAGTTTCTAACTGAGCAAGGTATTTGTTGCACCGTTCCGTTGTATAAGTAAAAAGCATCGTAACTCATAAAGAATACACCACCTGGCGCTGTTACTGCGGCGTTTGGACCTAATAAACCCGTTGATTCGTTTATTAAGTTAAGACCAAAAGTAAACGGCGGGCCTATGAATTGCATGCTATATAAAGATGTATCAGTAAATACCATAATCTCTTGTCTTGACTTAACCGCACCAATTATTTGTGAGCCAGAGGATAAACGTAAATCTCCAGCAGAATTTGTGCTCAAGGCTTCAAATTGCAAAGGATCTTCTTGATCGCTGAATGCTATTAGCATGGGATCAACTTCTCCTGTTCTTGTGCCACTATCTGAGCCTATTGGATCAGCGCCCAATACAATTAGGTGTCTGTCTGTTTCTGAAGTTAATACTTGAAGTGCTTTTGTTGGAACTAAATTAGCTCCCGTAGCTGTTGACAATAAACTTGCTCTGGTTGTTGTGCCATTGTTTTCTACCCAACGGAACAATCCACCGTTTCTAATGTTTAACATTAAGTCTTCACCGTAATTGTCGTGTTGCCATATTCTTAAATTAGCTATGGCAGATTGTATACCCGTGCCTGCTGCTTGACCCCAACCGTTAAAATCGTTAGCCGAACTAGCGTTACCTGTAACTAACTGAACGGTAGCTACATCACTATGCGCTGCTGCGGTTGTTCCGCTTACTCCTCTCGTGCAACTGCTCAAAGTATTAGTAGATATGGTACCTATTGTTATAAGTTCGCTGCCAATTAATATCGTGTCACCGTTAGCAAAACCAGTTGCACTAGTTAAAATTATAGTTGTATCAGAATTCGATATACCGCCAGAATCGTTTAAAGTTGTTGTTAAAGCTCCGTCAGTGGTACCGCCCCAAAGACCTGCTCCCCAACCAGTAGAACTCACCACTACATCTAGTCCAGTATTTAATTGATATACAAAATCTGTCGCAGAACCACCGTTGTTAGTATCGCTGCTATTGGCTGTAACGGTATTGCCGCTCGTGTCTTTAGCAACTATCGTGTATTTGTTACCGTCTATTATGGATGCTATTTGATATTCTTGGTTTAGCACAGCGGCTGTAATGTTGCCGTCTAAACTGTCTGCACTGGATATGGTGACAAAATCATTTAACACAGCTCCATGAGCATCGTCTGTTACTGTGATTATTGAAGAACCATCAGTAGCAGCAAAAGCGTTACTAGTATTACTGTTAGTTAATCTAATCGGTGTGATATCAGCATAAGCACCGCTATTTTCTGATATGTAATATTTAAAATGCGTACCAATACCTAAGTATTTAGTACCCGATAAAGATATCCAATTATGTAAAGCTCTAGCTGTTCCTTGGTAAAGTGTGCTAATGGCTTTTTGCCAGCCACCAAATTTTTCTGGGTGGCCCATGCGAAAGCGCACTAAATTACAATCAAACCAACCGCCTTCGTTATCGTAAGCAGTTCCTTCTCTATTAATGCCAGGGTTAAATGTAGTCTTTTGTAAAGGCATAAAATATCTTTTTAATTATCAGCAAATAATACCGATTAACCATTGCCCTGTCTAATGACGATGGTTGAATCGCTGCCGCCGTTGACTTTTACCTCGTTTACTACGCCGTCTTGTTCTAGTACGACGGTATAACTGTTGCCGCTATCTATGTTTATAGCTGCGCTAGAGCCTACGACTCTGCTTAATTTTATCTTTTCTCCAGTAACTATTGTAGTTATTTGTGTTTTTGTATCTTGTCCCACTGCTGTGCCTTTGATGCTAGTGGATGTAGCTTCTTGTGCCAACTGATCTTCTTCGTTTATCTTATCTAGCTCGCTGATAATATCTAACAAGTCTTCTAAGAAGTTTACGTTTAGTGCATCGTAGTCAAGTTCGGTAAACTCTAACCCTTCTTCGCCTAAGTTTTCTTCTGCCAGATAATCAATATCTAGTTCGTTGAAATCTAATATTGGATCCACTTTGTCTGTAGTCCCTTGCTCTTCGTCAAGAGATCTAGAACGTTTGGGTGGCGTTACGATAAGCATGTTGTCAATAAAATCTAACGACAGGTCTAGTATCACGGGTTCGCTAGGAGCGCTTTCCAATGTAGTGGTAGTGGTCGCTTGAAAAGCTTGGTTTAAAACAACCGTACCCATATCAGTTGTTATTGATATCTCGCCTGACGGCGCCCCGTCTTGATCTGGTAGCAATATAAATAAAGACTCCGATGTGTCTGGGTTAACGGTAACGCTAAAATCTGTGCCTCTTATTCCCACCGTAGCAGAGTTGGTTCGTAGCACCATATTTTCTTTAGCCACTTTGCCAGTAAGCCCAGTGGTAAAACGAGCTGTACCTTTTAGAAAGTTGACGGCAAGTTTTGATTTAGATGGATCTGGATCAAAAATAAACTCGTCTATGATGACCATAGAGTTCTCAGTAATTTTAATGGTCGTGTCGTCGACAAAGCGTATGCCCATGCGGCCTGCTTCGGTTTGCGCTTTATCGTACGATTGCACAATAAAGTCTTGAATCACAGCAAAAGATTCGTCCCTTTCTATTTGAGCAAAGCCTGATACTTCTTCTACTGAACCGACATCAAGGGCAACTTGTGGACGTTCCTTGGTCGTTTTGGATAATGCAGAAAGATCCATTTGAGCCGTTACTAATGACCCGTAACCAATCGTTATCCAAAGTAGAAGCTTGTGTAACATTTAACGTTCTTGAACCACCTGTGTGATCTAAATAAAAGTAGCCACCTTGGTAGCCGTCTCCGTTATAGTTTATCGTATTATCCGAACCGTCTACATCCATGTAGTTAGTAGCTAAGTCTACATCTATATCAGAATCTATAGTGTTGTTTGAACCGTTAATAATCCAGTCAAGATCTAAAGTTGATGCCATAGCTGCGGTTGCTTGGTCTAACGACATGTCGTTTGAAGATCCTGTGACTTGTATATTGACGTTGCTTGAATCAGCTCCGTAAGTGTTGTTTGGATCTGTTTGTATATCAAAAATGTTAGACGAACCGCTAAACTCAAAGAAACCTGTGTACGAATCAGCGTAGATATCACCTTTAAATAAGTTGCTTGAACCTATCTGATTGATGTCTAAAGTCATCGTTACACCGTCTAGATCCAAAGGAGTCATACTGCCTGCTGCTGCCGTGGCACCCCCTATAATATTGCCAGAACCTAATTGTTCCACATCAATATTTATAGTGTTTCCAACTTGATCGATTGACGTTTCATTGTCTGCTGAAAAGATAAAGCCAGCAAAGAACAATAAAAAATATTTAAACATCCTTGTAACTCCAGTAATTCTTTATTATACCTTTTTCAACTGTCTTTAAAACTGCCATTTCAATAGCAGATTGTAGGGCTATGGTAATTGATTCGTTCTCAACGTTACCGTTTTCTATTTCGACAAGTTCAGTCTGATTAAACACGAATCTAAATACGTCCTCATTTATTCCAACACTCAATATGCTTTTGGTTGTTGTGACTTCTGTAAGTATGCGTCCGGTCAAAACAGATACGGTTCTCAAGCTTACGGTAACGGTATCTTGACGGTAACTTCTGCTCATGCCGATACCCAATACTCTTCCGCCCGTACCGCCTGATCTTATGTTACTTTCATAACTTACTACTGCACCTTCAAAGATAATGCCTGCAAACATTAACGGTTTTAGCTTTTGCGGCTCATCAAAACTTTCTCTGGTAGAACGAATGAGCTGGCGTTCTTTACTTAGGTTGTCGAGCCCGATACGTTCAACGACTTCAAAAAAATCACCTTGCGCAGTGTGCTTGAGCGCTTGTATCAAGAGCGTGTACGGCGCTTGAGTAACCGCAGTGCTGAACGTAGCAAAGGTGCTGTTGCTACGACGCTGACCAGTTTGGTCTAGAAATGAACTAGGATAAACAGCGACAACGGGCTTTGTTTTAGGTACAGGTAGTTCCCAGAGTTCGGTATTTAAAACAGAAGCTATTTCTGCTAATCGGGTTATCTTAAAATTTTCTAGCGAGTATTTGGAATCAAGTAAAACGCAGCTAGAAAGTGAAGCTATTAAGAGGGAAAGTAATAATAGTTGTTTCGCCGTTTTCATCTGTTACCGTTAGTGTAATGTATTCGTCATCGACTTCGTATTCTATGGTGTTGCCCTCTAGTTCTATGGAACCAGATGTTTGTGGATTCTCACCAAACAAACTTTCTACCAACTGAGAAGATAGTTTAGCGTACACCCTAGATTCTAAGTTCCTAATAAATCTAGCGAGTGTGCTGTTGTTAGCGTCTCTTTCAGCCTCGTCTAATAAAGCTTGCTTGTCATCTTCTATGGCTTGTTTTCTAGAAAACTGTTGGTTCTCAATCGTAAGATAATGTTGTGAAGTGTTTAGACCAGAAAAAGATGGCGACTTAAATTTAAATACCATTTCATCTGCAACCACAGAGCTAGGTAAAATAAATAATATAAACGCTACTAAAACAAAAATTAAAGATATTTTATTTTTTCTTTTGATCATTCTTTTCCTCTGGTTCTTTTAACTTGTGCTCTTCTTTTAGTTCAAGAACAGTGTTTACTTTCTGTTGTAATCGTATCATATCTTGATCTAGAAGGCGTAGCTGGTCGGTGAGTCGTATGATTGTAGCTTTCATCTCTTGCACCGCTGGGTCGATAACGTTGGTTATAGTCTGCCAGACAAAGTATACAAAGTAACCTAGACCAACGACCATAACAACAGGAAAGCCAAAGTCTGCAACTATCTGGACTATATCCACTAATCCCTCCTTGCATCTATCTTACCGTCTTCAACAAAGTTCTCTGCTCTGGCTATACGATTTAAGTCCGGGCTAAGATCAAGAGCGCTAGATACGCTAGTATCTATACGAATCATGTCGTTGTTCATAATAGACGCTCTGGTAATCAACATTTTGGTTATGCCTTGTATGGTTTT